CCACGTTTCTGCTCCTTACGGTATGGAGGATACGGGATGCCGGGGCCCATGCCCAAAGACCCTCAACTGAGGCAGCGCCAGAACCGTTCCAGCACTCGCGCCGTGCTGACCAGCGACGCCCAGCCGCGCAAGCGGGCGCCGCGTTTGCCGCGCGGGCATGACTGGCGAGCCGAGACGCGCGCCTGGTGGGCGGGGGTATGGCATAGCCCGATGGCGGCCGAGTATCTGGACAGCGACGTGCATGGCCTACGCCGCTTGGCGGTGCTGGTCGATGGGTTTTGGTCGGCGCCGAGCAAAGAATTGGCGGGAGAGATTCGCCTTCAGCAACAGGCATTCGGCCTTTCGCCCCTTGACCGCCGTCGTCTCGAATGGACCATCGAGCAGGCAGAGGGAGCGACCACCCGGCGCCAGCAACGGCGGGTGCGCCAGGCGCAGGATGGTGAGATTGATCCGCGGCAAGCGCTGGCTCTGAGTAAATGAGTGTGCTGATGGTTCCGCAACTGGACGCGATCCCCTGGCCGACGCTGGGCGCCCAGGTGGTGCAGTTCATCGAGAGCTTTTTGGTCTTCGGTCCGGGCGACTTGCGCGGCGAACCGGCCAAAGTGGATGTGGAAAAGCGCGGCCTCATAGCGCGCATGTACGAGGTCTACCCACAAGGGCACGCATGGGCGGGGCGGCGTCGCTTCAAACGGGTGGGCCTGAGCCTACGCAAGGGCGTCGCCAAGACGGAACTGTTGGCATGGATCGCAGCGTGTGAGTTGCACCCAGACGGTCCGGTACGATGCGATGGGTTCGACGCGAACGGGCAGCCGGTGGGCGTTGGGGTGACTGACCCTTATGTGCCCCTCGTGGCTTACACGGAAGAGCAGTCCGATGAGCTGGCCTTTGGAGCGTTGCGAGTGATCCTGCAATACAGCCAGGTGGCAGACGACTTTGACATCGGCATCGAGCGCATCATGCGCATCGGCGGTGACGGCAAGGCGGTGGCGCTGGCCAGTTCACCGGACGCGAGAGATGGCGCGCGCACTACGTTCCAAGGGTTCGACGAGGTACACCGCTTCACACTTCCGCGGCTCAAGCAAGCTCACCGCACGATGCTGGCCAACATCCCGAAGCGCAAGATGGCCGACTCCTGGAGTTTGGAGGTTACGACTGCCCCGGCGCCAGGGGAGGGCAGCGTTGCTGAGGACACAATGGACTATGCGCGTCAGGTGGCCAGCGGAAAGATCGCCGACAGTCGGCTGTTCTACTTTCATCGCCAGGCGAGCGACGGGCACAACCTGGACACTCCCGAGGGAGTGCGTGCCGCGGTCATCGAGGCCAGTGGGCCAGCGGCGGAGTGGTCGGACATCGACAGCATCTGCGAACAGTGGCGGGATCCGACTGCCGACAGGACCTACCTGGAGCGCGTCTGGCTGAACCGCCTAGTGCGCGCCTCGGAGCGGGCGTTCGACGCAGAGAAGTGGCGGACGCTGGCCAAGCCGGACTTTACGCCGCCGGACGGCGACATGATCACGCTCGGATTCGACGGTGCCCGCTACCACGACTCGACAGCGCTCGTGGCCACACATGTGCTGACCGGCTACCAGTGGCTGGTGGGCTGCTGGGAACGGCCACAAAACATTGAGACCTGGGAAGTGCCCGAGGCGGAGGTCGAGGAGGCCGTAGCTGAGGCGTTCCGGCGCTGGGATGTGTGGCGCATGTATGCTGACCCGCCCTACTGGGAGACGCACGTCGCCAAATGGGCCGGGGAGCATGGCGAGAAGCGCGTGATCTCGTGGTGGACGACGCGCATCAAGCCCATGGCCTACGCCATCAAGGGGTTCGTGAGCGCGATTGCAGCTGGCGAGATCAACCATGATGGCAGTCCGACGCTGGCGCGACACATCGGCAACGCCTGCCGGCACTTGCTGAATCTGCGAGACGATCAGGGAGTGCAACTTTGGACGATCTACAAGGAGCGCCCGGACAGCCCATTCAAGATAGATGCCTGTATGGCAAGCATACTCTCATGGGAGGCCCGTCGCGACGCCCTGACCGCCGGGGTAGGGCAAACCGCAACCGTCGAAAGCCTGGTGGCCGTGTGGTAGATCGCTGGGACGTGCTGGTGATCGTCGGTGTGCTGCTAGTATCCGGCGGACTGTGGTTTGTCTGGCCGCCCGCGATCCTGTTCTGGCTGGGAGCTATGTCCGTTGTCGTCGGCATGATGGGAGCACGGAATGGGCCTGCTGAGTAGCCTGTTCGAGCGCCGCGTATCGGTGAGCGACCTCAAGAACCCGCGGTACTGGCTGCTGGAGTCGCTAGGTGGCGGCGGGGGCACTGCGACTGGGCGCTCCGTCTCGATAGACGGCTCGCTGGCATTCGTGCCGGTCTATGCCTGCGTGAAGTTGCTGGCGAACAGCATCGCGTCGCTGCCCCTGCCCGTTTACCGGCGGCTAGAGGGCGGCGGCAAGGAGCGTGACAACGCCCACCCGCTGTACGCGCTGCTGCATGACGCGCCCAACCCCGAGATGACCACCTACGAGGCCATCCAGACGATGGTTGGGCACGTGGCCACATGGGGAAACTCCTATTCCAATACCGTAAGGGACGGGGCGGGCAGGGTTACAGAGATTTGGCCGTTGCGCCCCGACCGAATGCGCGTCGAGCGCAGCCCGCGCACGAATGAACTGCTCTACCGCTACACGGTTCCGGGCGGTGAGGAGCGGATTCTGTTGGCCGATGAGGTCATGCACTGGCGCGGACTCAGCTCCGATGGCGTCATGGGGCATTCGCCGGTGGCGCTCGCGCGCGAGGCCGTCGGCATGGGGCTGGCAGCGGAGGAGTATGGCGCAAGGTTCTTCGGCAACGACGCGCGCCCAGGCGGCATCCTGAAAAGCCCCAACAAGCTCACGCCGGAGGCAGCCCAGGCGTCAAAGGAAAGCTGGGAACGGGCCCACGCCGGACTGAGCAACAAGCACCGTGTCGCCGTGCTGCAGGAGGGCTTGGAGTGGGAGGCGGTCGGGATGCCCAACGTGGACGCGCAGTTCCTGGAGTTGCGCCAGTTCCAGCGCGGCGAGATCGCCATGCTGTTCGGAGTCCCGCCGCACATGATCAGCGATACGAGCAAGAGTACGAGTTGGGGCACGGGCATTGAGCAGCAGGGCATTGGTTTCGTGGTCTACACGCTGCGCCCGTGGCTGGTATCGCTCGAGCAGCGCATGAAACTGGACCTGTTCAGCGCTCAGGAACGCGAGACGTGGTTCCCAGAGTTCCTGGTGGACGGCCTGCTGCGCGGGGACTCGACTGCGCGGGCGGCCTCGCTCTCTATCCAGAAGCAAAACGGCGTGATCAACGCCGACGAATGGCGCGAGATAGAGAACCGTAACCCGCTTCCCAATGGCGAGGGCAAGGTTTATCTGGTAAACAGCGCGATGATCTCGCCCGTAGCGGCGAGCAACAGTGGAGGTACAGACAATGCCGGACAAGATCAGCAAGCTGGAGCGGCGGTTCCTGGCGAGTGAGGGCGCCGACCTACGCGCAGACGACACGGCGCGCAAGCTGGCCGGGTACGCCTCTGTTTTCAACGCCGAGGCCATCATCATGGGGGCCTGGCGCGAAGAGGTGGCCCCCGGCGCCTTTGCCAAGACCATCTTTGAGCACGACATCCGGGCCCTGTGGAATCACGATGAGAACGTTGTGCTCGGGCGCAACAAGGCGGGAACACTTAGGCTGGCAGAGGATGGGCATGGACTGCATACCGAGATTGACCCACCCGACAACGAGTGGGGGCGTCCTGTCTTTGACGCCATCAAGCGCGGCGACGTAACCGGCATGAGCATCTCTTTCCGGGCAGTCAAACAGGAGTGGACGCGTCCGCCCGAGGGCAGTCTGGAATTGCCCAAACGCATACTGCGCGAGGCCAAACTCTACGACGTGTCACCGGTGACATATCCGGCGTTCGAGAGCACGAGCATCGGCGCACGCGCGGCTGAGATGGGCCTTCCTGAAGACGCGGGCGACGCCATCGAGATCGCGCGGGTGCTCGTGCGCTGTGCCCAGCGCGGCCTGGTGCTGACGGCTGAGGATCGAGAGCTGATTGCAGTTGGGCGCGACCTGTTGCAGAGCATGTTGCCGACGGCGGAGCCGGTGAAGCAAGTACCCTTGCTCGACCACTCCGCCGAGGCGCAGAGACACGAGTCGGAGGGCGCGAAGCCCCACCACTCGGCGGCCTGGCGCATTCGGGAGCTGCAACTGCTGGGCATGGCGCTCAACTGAGATCATAGCGGACACAAAACTACACCCTACGGAGGTACATAACATGGCTACGAAAGAGATTAGAGAGCAACTGGCCGCACACAACACGCGGCTGCACGCCATCCACGCGGCTGCGGAGGCCGAGAACCGCGACCTGAACGAGGCCGAGTCCGCCGAGTGGAAGGACGTGACGGGCAAAGCCGAGGCGCTGGGCGCCCGACTCGTGCGGCAGGCAAAGCTCGACCAGGAAGAGCGCGAGGCTGCCTTGCGGCAGGCCGGGACGCCGCTGGAATCCAAGCTGGCGGACGCGCGCACCGAGTGGCGCGCGGGCGTCGAGGGTTTTGGGGACTTTCTCCAGGCGGCCCGTTGGAATCGCGGCGACCCGCGGCTGAAGTATGAGGAGTTCCCCACTCCCGAGTCCCGCGATATGGTCATGGGTGTGGGCGCGGCGGGCGGGTTTCTCGTCCCGTCGCAGTTCCGCCCGACCCTGTTGCAAGTCGACCCGACGGGGTCCGTCGTACGCCCTCGGGCGCTGGTGATCCCGGCAGGCGATCCCCCCGACAGTGACATCGACATGCCCGTGCTCGATCAGTCCGGCGCGCTGGGAGTGTTCTCCGGCGTCACCGTGACCTGGCTAGCCGAGGCCGGGGCGAAGCCGGAGAGCGTTCCGCACTTTGCCAACGTGAACCTGGACCCGAACGAGGTGGCTGCGCACATCATCGTCTCTGACAA